CATCAATTCCTAGCCTTAGAGGTAGCCAGTACACCTCCAAGAATGGATGGCTTCACTTTACTCCAGACATCTACGAGGCAGGTTTCTTTGAAGACAAGAAGATGCGTGTCGGTTATATAGACTCGCAAAGCCACTTGGACATATCTGACATTCCGTTTGGTACTGATATGCGTACAGCCGTTAGCACGGTTGCCAGCCGTATTGCTGAAACAACAGGCACTCCTATAGGCAAGGTAACAGAAGACCTTTTGCGTATGAAGGACGATAACGGAAGACGCATCTTTGATACCTTCCAGAAGGACACAGACCCTATTTCTTCATCTATGCCTACGATGGATGAATGGCTGATGACGGCTAACAGCAAGAAACTGTTTAGAGATTATGGTATACACTCGATTGGATATAAGAACACAAACCCGATAACTGGACACGAGTACAGTTCAGTCGCTGTGTTTGAACCCAAGCGGTTTATCGAAAACAGACAGGTTAAAGGTCTTAACGACTTTATGTTCCAGCCGTCAAAGACGATTGGAGACAAGTACAAGGAGATGGTCAAGAAGGCAGGTTCTGACGACATCACAGCACTCCTCAAGTTCAAGATAAACGAGCAAGGAGAAGTTGTTCCTCGTGACAAGTTTGAACACCAAATCACTGAACAGTCCATAAGAGATGTAGTTAACTTCAATGAGATGCTTGTGTCTGATGCATTAAAGTATCTTAAGGACGAGAAGGTCTTTACGCAGGAAACATACAAGCGGTTCAAGGAGACAATGACTCCAAAGGTCGCTCAAGTTCTCCGTGAAAGATTTAAGTCTGCACCCAAGGAAGTCATCGATAAGATAGCCCAGTTCTCGATGGATGGGTATGCTACCTATGTTTCAAGCCTTGCCGTTGCCAACAGACAGATTTCACCGTTTGGCAGAGAAACATACATACCGAAGGTGTCGCTTAATGCTGACTCTGCCTTGATACAAAACGCATCTAAGTATGGCATAACTCCAAAGACTCTTGCCGAGACTGGCATACCTTCACTTGGACACTGGGTTGAGATGTCTGAGGGAGAGTATATGGCACTCAAGAACTACAAGAATTGGGGTAAAACTCTGGAGTTCGTAAAGACGAATAGAGAACTTGAAGCAAACAAGAAGATTGCTGAACTTGAAAAGAAGGGAACAGGATATGGAAGAAGACTTTCTAAGACAGAAAGAGACGCTATCAGAGTTCCTTTGTTTGACATAGAGTCGATGAGAACAGAGGCGGTAGAGCGTATACTTAGAGAGAACAATGGAATTGCTGGCCTAGTAGACAATATGGCGGAGCGTCAGAAACAGTTGGTGTTCTTGGTTGATGCTTCAATCCTTGGAACAGGAAAGATTGGAGATGACAACCTTGTTCTGTCTACATACGCAAAGAACAGAATGATGGAGGCGTTTATGAAACGCAACATAGGCTTTGCCAGACAGTTGATAAAGACCGAGCGTGGATATGCCAGACAAAGTATGCAGGAAATTGTTACAGCATATGATGCCATAGTTACATCTCGTCGTGACATTGCTGGTGAAGCATCTGAAGCGTGGGCTATGTGGGATAGACAAAACAGGGAAGTACAAAACATCATATCTGATGACGCTAAACAGCGTATCTTAGATTTCCTTTCCGCTTACCACATCAAGGATGTTAACCCAGAAATACTGGATAAAATCAGAGCAAAACTATACGATGAATCAGCAAAGGGCTTCATAGAACTTGGCACACCAGAAGCCATAGCAAGAAGCGTTGAGTTGTATGCCTTCTTTGATGCTGGAGGAAAGAGCAACTTGGCAAGAATCAGAGAGTCTATAAAGCGTAACTACATAGAATCCATCAATGCTCTTGAAAAGGAAGGTTTTTACGGAGTCAGATGGCAGAGCAAAGACCTCTCAAAGTCAGACGGCAATGTTGCCATAAACGAAACCGTCACGATTAAGAATGTGAACAGGGCGTGGAACTTTGATGGCACTCACCTTACGGTTATCGAGAAGATAAGCGACAAAAACCCTTCAGAAAAAATCCTCACTCTACACGACAAGGATGGAAATGTTCTTATGAGAAAGAACTATCAGTCTCGTGTGGAAAAGCAGACAAAGGACAACCAAGGGACTTTCTTGGTGGAACTTCCTCAGAGCATAATAGATGAAAAGGTTGACTTGTTCCTGCAGGAAGCAACGCAGGTTGTAAGAAACAAGATAGGTACAGGAGATATCCCTGCACAGCAACTTATTGAGGGGCCGTATCAAGAAGTTAAAGGCAATATGAAGAACCTGTTGCTTGAGATTGCCAAGACCAAGAGAGGGTTTATGGGTCAGTCTTCAAACGACAGATACAGACTCTACAGAAATGGCGACTATTTCATAGCACAGGAAATCAACAACGAACTTGGCTTTGATGTCCCATCAAGAATCAAGCAACTTGAGGAACAACTTGCGTCTGGAAAAGCCAACGCAAGCAGACGCATAACTGATGCAGAGCGTATAAACATAACCAACAGGGTTAACAAGATAGAGGAAATCCTATCTCAGTCTAAGTTCGGAAATCCCCAAAGAGAACAGGAACTTAGGATTGAGATGGGAAGATTGAACGAGCAGTTGGAAAGCGGAACAAAGAAGTCCGACAAACTCAGCAAGACACAGGAACTTAGCATAGACGAAAAAGTAAAACTCAGAGATGAGATTACTAGACTTAAGAAGTTCCAGACTCAAGACCTTGGCTTCTCCTTTGTCATAGACAAGAAGTACAACGCTGAAATATTAACATTCAAGTTTGGTTCTCTTACTGAGCGTAACACTGAACTGACAAAGATGGTCACGCATAAGGGAAGAGGTTCCAATGCGGCTTTCGAGAAGTTTGCAGAAAAGGCGTTCCTTGAATTCAACCAGTTCCTCAACGGTCAGCGTCTGAAGGAAATGAACAGACTTGGCGTAATCCTTGGAGAAGGTACACACAAGGACAGCGTCATACCTCAAATCCGTCAACTTATGGACAAGTTGAACGAGATGGAAAAGGTTCAGAGAGGCTTCTACAACACAGAAAAGAAGCGTATAAACAACGAGCGTAGGCTTAACGGACAAAAGCCTCTTGAAGAGAAGAAGATTGTAGAGCAAATCAAGAAGGACTTGGATGCCTTGGACGATGCATCTATCGAGGCTGAAGCAATGCACCTTGCGGCGGCAGAACAGTTGTTCCAGTTGAATGTTCTCGATAAGATGAACGGAATGACTCCAGAGCGTGTCGAGGAGTTGCTGTATCGCATTTCCGCAAAGAGAAGAGAAGTAGACCTCAATCAGTACCATATGCCTGTTCCAAAGAACAAGGATGTCGTTGGTATGATAGGTGAACTTCAGCGGTCTCTTGTTGAAAACGGAAACAAGTTTGCCGTGCTTCAAGACAAGTTCAACCAGATGCACGATGGTTTGTACGGAAGGAGCGATGAACAGGCGGCGATAAAGGAACAGATTGGTTTCCTTTCAAGACGCTACCTGTATGCAAAGGGAATCAAACTTAACGCAAAGAGACAGTTCATAGAACAAGCAACCCTCCACGACTTTGATGTGGTGTCTAAGTTCGACTATATGAAGTTGCGTACTATGAGACCGCAGGGGGATGGAGTCTCTTATGGAGAGCCGTCATACCTAGTCGATGTTGATGGTGTGCTTGGCAGGGGACACGAGGAATACAGAACGACAAAGGACTACACTGACGAGTTTAAGGCAAGGCTCGTTGAACTGAAGTCATACTATGACATCGGACTTACGCAAGGAGACCTGTCCATAAAGAACATCCTTGGTATAGAACTTACCCCTGCTAACACCGATATATCAATACACCATCATCTCAGAAACAAACTTACACAAAAGAACCTTGGCGATGAAGGTTACGCTTGGGCTAACGACCCTCGAAACAGAAAGTTCATAAAGTCGCTTGATACGGACATTATGGAGGGACGCATTGACCACAACGAGGCAGTACAGCGTATAAAGGATGAACAGATTATATCGTCCATAGGTAAGGATGGAGTGGACTTGAAGGACACCGTACAGGCTATGAGCGATACAATTGAGAAGATTGCCATCGTTGCAAACAGGCTGAACCTTGCACATAGAGGCATAGAATTGGTTGATATGAACTCTGACATACAGAGCGAGTTCCCTATGTTCAGAAAGTACAGGGCTGAAATACCGAAGGACATACCTAAACTTGAGACTGAACTTAAGAAACTGAGAAGCCTTAAGACATCTCTCAAACAGCGTTACGAAAATATTCTCAAAAAGGCTGGAGACGACAAAGCACCTCCAGAGTTCAAGCGTCTTGTTGCCGAGTACAGGCACATAGATTATAGGGAAGCCATTGCAAAGAAGAACACAAAGCAGGACAGACAGCGTCTCCGTGAGATGGAGAAACTCAGAAAGTCTAGCATCAAAAACCTGTTCAGACAGTATGACGATTTTGCAAAGAACCTAGGAATGAAGGGCATAAGAGACTCACGGCTTGAGATACATCCGTCTGACCCAAGAACTCAGTACATAGCATACGCATTCCCAGAGATAAGCAGTGACTTCTTCCAGTCTTCTTGGAGACAGTGGGACTTGAATACATCTAGCCCAGAAGGACATCCCAACGCTGGTATAGTTGGAGGCAGGGACTCACTGCCAGAAGCAGGAGCATTGCCCAATGCAAACCCTGCGATAAAGGCTTGGACTTCTACTGTTGGCCCAGAAGTAAGACGCTTCATTTCGCAGGAAAGCAGGGACTTGAAGAGACCTGTATACCTTGCGGACTACATACATTTTGCACACGCAAAGAGAGCATACCACGAAAGAAATCCGTCTATGCCTATGTCTGCGGCTGACGCACACCTTCTTAAGTTCTTCTTCCCTAGGGAGACATCTCGTGGACTTCTTGCGGACAAGATTAACAGAGTGCCAGAGGAGAAGATGAAACAGCACGAGGCTTATACCAACGGCATACTTGATAACCTAAAGAGTTCTACAGAAAGGGAACGCTTTATTAGGTCATTCGTAGTAGATGCGTTGGATTTGATTACGGACAATGGAGGACTTAGAGAAGCCGCACTCAAGAAACTTAAGCAGATGTCCGACGCTGAGTTCAAGCAGTGGAAGGAACAGAACCCAGACTCTGTTGACAGAAGCCTAAACACGATTGAGGTGCTTGAGCAGTCTATGTATCTGCTTAAGAACGGTGTAGTTACCGTTGGAAATAAGGGCGATAGGTTCAACTACAGAGACAGCATCCACACCACACTTAGCAAGGAAGACATTGATAAGATATATACAATTGCTGAAAAGAAGTTTGGTATAAGTAAAATTAGAGACAAGTGGGTAGAAGTTAAGGACTCAAATGGCGTTAAGAGATTGCAAAAAGTAAAGGCAGAAGATACTATTAAGAAGGTCACTGCAGAAATGGAACTATGGGTTCAAAAGCAGATTGACCAAGGGATAGTGGAAACTACGCCAAAGGAACTTAGACCTATACTAGCCAGAAGAAAGTCTCCGTTCATCACAAGAAGCGACATAGGTCACATTCCTGTTGACTCTCTTGTGCGTATGCAGGGCTTTATGGATGTCTGGAAGCAGGAGGTTGCAAAGCATACGGAAGACTCCCTCTATGGAATAGAGCGTAACTTTGGCATCAAGCAGATGTACGAGAACCTTCCTCCGCAGGAACGGTTCAACTTAGATATGCCTACCATCACACAGATGATGAAGGACAACGAGCGTTCAAACATAATAGCCGCTCGTGAAATCAAGAAGCGTTACAAGGCACAAAACAAGGAAATACTTGATGAGGCATCTCTTGAGCAATTCCAGTTTGGAGAAAGTGATACTCTCGTGATGGATGAATGGTCTAGAGTTAACCAGATACTCTCACAGGCTTTGTCTACGGAAGCATCATTCATAAAGTACAAGAAGAACGCTCAAGGGTTTATCAGTTCAAGAACTTTTGCCGTGGACAATCTGTTGTCAATGAAGGACAACCTAAGAATTACAGACATACGCAGGAACAAAGACAACACAACCTACATAGACTGGGATAACCCTAACAAGCCTAACTTCAGAGACACCATAGACGGAAGATACTTCATAAAGCGTGAGGTTACCAAGGACAAGAAAGGAAGTCCTGTTGAGCGTTTTTCTATATATTTCAAGGGTGAACGCTTTGCTACTCCTACAGGTCAAAAGGTACACGAGATACCTACCACCCGCTTTGCATCAACAACAGACCTTACTGAAGCACAGGTTATGATTAGGTTCTTTGAGGACGATGTCATTCGTGTAAAGAGAGCCGCCGCTATGATTGAAGGAGGCAACTCAAAGTTCTCCGAATTCAAGGTAGGAGAACAGGACTACACGCCACTAGACCCAAGAAAAGGTCTCCTTATTAACTGGGGCAATGCCAGCCACTTTGCAGAAGAGGTTCTCAAACTGTACAAGGAGAACAAAGGTAAGCCGTTCTTCAGCCAGTTGATGGCGGACAAACTTGAAGGCATAGGTCAATACGGTGAAATGCATTACCTCAAGTGGGATGTGAACGGTAAGCCAAGAAAGGAACAACTGTTGATTACTCCTATGAAGGAAGGGGTTATTGCTAAGTACTTTGAACGCAGAATAAGCCCAGACGGTCATACGCTTTGGGTTCGTAAGAAGTCAGATAAGCCTACTCCAGAACCCAATGCGGCAACCGATGAGAACTCTGCCGCACAAGGAAAGGCAACAATCTCAGAGGAGGCTAGACCTCTTAGCGATGAGGAGAAGACTGTCAGCGATGTTTCTAACTTTGAAATCATACAGTCTGCTGGCCCAACTCCAGATAGACCGTTTGAAGACTGGGTCATAGTAAGAAACAGACTAAAGTATACCATCATCAAGATAGACAAGGATGGGAAGAGCATATTCCGAGTGTTCAATCCTGCCTCTGTCTTTATGGCTGAGACTTACCACGAGTACGAAGCGGTTGAGGAAATGCTTAAACAGGAGATGAAGCAGTATGAATGACGACCAATCTGTTCAACATCTTATAAATGAGTTCAAGAAAACAGGCTGGCTGTTTGGAATTCTTGGCGGTCTTGGTATGCTGGCTAGGCTGATACTTACGGATGAGAAGTACAATACGACTCGTTGGATACGGAAGATAGCCGCTGGAACAATCGTAGGGGTAATCTGTTACTTCTCCGTATACCAGACAAGCCTAGACCCATTCTACAAGAGCGTTTTTTGTTCTATATCTGGCTCTATAGCCCCCGAACTTTTTAACTGGATACGCAGTAAATTTTTACAAAAAGCCCAAGAAAATGGCAATTGAACTTAGAAAAAGTTGGGGAATGTCCCCAGAAGAATACTATAGAATTTATGGTATAAATGTGTCTCCTAACAATAAATACAGAGTGTTAGGTACTCCAGCGTCAGACCCTATAACTGCATATAGGAGTTTGCTTAACTCTGGTCAAGTAACTGGTAGTTCACAGTTTGGTTCAGAAGCGTATTTTTCTCACGGAGCAATACACGGACAATATTATGGGGACTATGGGGCCACTGGTGCTATGTCTGGAGACTTAAACAGAAATTTTGTGTACGAGATGACACCAGAATTTGCAACAAAAGGAAATGGTTTATACGAAAGAACTGGAACTACTCATAATGGAATAAAACTTGATTTTGAAAATCCTGCCTATGGTGAATACGGAACTGTTTCTCCAAAAGAAAACCCACGCTTCATTGATAGGATAAATCAAAGGGGCAACAACTATGGATTGAGAGGTGGAGAGTTTATTTCTGGAAGATTTGATGGCCCAAAGAAAGGATTTGAGACAGGAACTCCAAAAATAGAATGGAAGTTTGATTACACTAAACCGTTTTTTAAAACATCAGTTCCTAATCACTTAATGAATGCTGAACACACTGTTCGTACTGTTCTTGCTCAACCAGAAACAAAGGCTGTGTTAAATAATTTAGGAACTAAAGCGGCTACAGGATTAGCAATTGCTTACGCACCGTATGACGCATTAAACAGAAGAGAGGCAAACTTCACTGATTTCTACAACAGATATAGAAGAGACCCTACATATGAAGAAAATATGGGGCTTAGAATTCAGTCTGGTTTAGAGCCAGCATTAAATATGGCTACGCTTGGTTTGTATGATGCACTTGCAGAAACGCCTACATACAAGGCTTATCTTGACCAAGAGTATAGAGACCTAGGAAGACGAAAAGTGGTACAATCTGGTATAGATTACCCGATAATAGGAGGCTACCAAGTTGAAAGAACCACAAGATGAGATGCATTGTTTTAGCAACAATGGTTTTTGCTCTATGTGGTTGTGCTACTACGCAAATAGACA